GATGGTGCCATTTGAACTTGGGATGGTGCCATTTGAACTTGGGATGGTGCCATTTGAACTTGGGATGGTGCCATTTGAACTTGGGATGGTGCCATTTGATTATGGACTGGTGCCATTTGATTATGGGCTGGTGCCATTTGAACTTGGACTGGTGCCATTTGATTATGGGCTGGTGCCATTTGATTATGGGCTGGTGCCATTTGAACTTGGACTGGTACAGTTGGTGTTACTGGTGCATATAAATTATCAGTATCACAAGGATCAGGTACGGATGTCGAATTTAATACATGTTGCATTGGTTTTTCTACGTCATGTTGTACATTATTTACCATATGGGGAACATCATCATATACATCTGATGATGAAGAAAATGCAATTGGTAATTCATTATTTACTACTGGAGCGTTTGACATAATATTACCATCGACCGTCATTAATCCAGATGATACATTTGATCCAGAAGATGGAACATTTGCATTATTCATACTATATATAGGATAAGGTTGTGGTTCATTCATTAATAAATCTTTTTTATTATTATTTAAAGAAGCAGGATATTCTTTATTATTATTTAAAGAAGCAGGATATTCTTTATAATTATTCGTAAATTTTTCAGCAGTGTCGAAATTTATTATTGGTTTTTTATAGATAAATGAGAATAATATAAAACCAAATATAATACCAATTATTAAAACTATTACTCTATTTTTAAATAGGGGAATTTCATGTATATTTACCATAATATCTTATAATAAATTAGAAATAAAAATTTTAAAAATAATTTAAATTTAAATTATTTTTAAAATTTATTTTCTATATTATAATATATAATAAATGTCTGATTTAACAAAATATAATGATTTATTTGATTCTAATGTATTCACTAACCCTAATGATAGAGATGCAAGAATAGGATTATTTCTTGATACAGTTCAAACTCTTCAAGATAAACGTCTTGATGACAGAGCAAATACACCTGAAGCTGAGAAAACTATGTATCCTGTTTTTGATTTAACTCATAACATGTTCACAAATTTTATATCAACTGCAGCAGCTGATGTTAATTATTTTAATACTTATGGTGTCCCAGAAACGATGCAAAATGGAAATTTCACAACTAAAATTAGTAATGATGCCGCAAATTTAAAAAAAATTCATCCAGAATGGGCAGTTATAATTATTGATATTTTATTAAATATTAAATTATCTGGTGCTGATCCTGTTATTAGTCCTAAGAAGATTAGACTATTAAATGAATTAGCTAGTGAAGTAGATAGTGGAAGAAGTAGAATAAGACTACTTAAAAATGTAGTAAGAGCTTTATTTAAGTTAAATGATGGTGTTGCGGATTTACCCGAAAATGCCAGTAGCGATCTGTGGGCAACAATTCGTAGTTATTCTTTTAATCCTAATGCAAGAAAATATATATTTGGAGAAGATGCTGTTCTTGCCATAGATGATAAACGAGCTGGTTTGGCTGAAAGAAAACCAGTAACTGAGGTTGTTGTCTATGATGATTCAGATGGATTAAGAGCTCGAGTTGTATATCAATTTGAAACTACTAATGTCGACACACCTTCTGGTTTAAAAGATTGTGGATATAAATTAATTGAGTATATCACAAAATTAATATTTAATCCTAAAGTTACTGATACAGGTAGCGAACATTTTTTTGATGATATTACATCAACAGTTAAAACTTACTATCGTGATGCGAATGGGGCCCTTTATATTAATGATAATGGAATTAAAAAAACACTTAATGATGATTACTTTAAACAAAAATATAAGAATAATGATTTATGTAAAGCATCAGGTCTCGATGCAAATCCTGCTGGTGGTCAATGTACTAGATATATATTGGACTGTTTGAATGGTACTGATGTTAAAAAATGCAAAAGCTATTTAGAAAATAATGCAACACCATTTCTTATGAAGGATGAAATAAAAAATATGTCACCAGAATTAATAATTAAAACAGTAACTGCACTTGATTTACCTATAAAATTAGTTTTTAATAGTGAATTTAAAGCGACAATAAGAGAAATAGGAAGTTATGATGAATGGATAGATTCGCTTAATACTAAATTAGATCCAGCTGAAGTTACAAATATAAAACAAAATGCAAGACTACGAAAATATATCCAATATTTAACATCTTTTATTAAACAAGAACCAGCTTTACTCAATGAAGGTCTTGTAATGGAAAAAAATAAATTTGATCCTAATATGTTTTCTGGTACAACATTATTTTCGTATGGAATGAAACCAAACTATCCATTAGGTTATATGGGTCCTACAGATTTATCTCCTGCTGATATTGACAGATTAGAACAAATTATTATTCATAAACAAAATTCTAATAAGTTAGCATTTGGTCTTAGAAATACACTTGGTATTAGAGGTATGCATGGTGGAGATCCTTATAACATTTTAAAAGCGGTTGACAATGAATCATTTAGAACCTCTCCTATATTGAAAAACTACTTTTTAAGATTACTTAATACTTTAGAACTTAAAAATAAAAGACTTGATACAAAAGATCAAGAAGATATTAATAAATATTTAGAGGGTTTAGAAAAATCTGAATTATCAGTACTTAAATCTATCAAATATGTTAATGAATATATTAAATTACTTAATAATTACGGTGAAAGAGATGGTAATAAAGTTCTTAAATTAGAATATCTTAAAAAATTTGTAGAAGAACGTAATAATAAACTTGAACGTTTAGGGAAGAAACAATTAAATGGTTTAGCAATGATAAGAACTGTTGCTGTTGCACAAAATGACTTGATCTAATTGTATATAAAATAATTGTATTCGAAATAAAAATATTGTATATAAATATATATTTAATATATATATTTATTTATATAAAAAGATGAATTTCTAATTATTATATATGGGATTAGGTCTTTTAATATTAGTTTCTGTCGGTAAAGAAAATATTTATTTATCTGCACAACCAGAAATTACATTTTTTAAAATTGCATATAAACGTTACACTAATTTTTCAGTTGAACCAATACCTCAATATTTTAAAACAACCCCTGATTTTGGTGCAAAATGTACTGTCAATCTTGCAAAAAATGCTGATTTATTAAGTTCAACTTTTTTATATGTTGAATTACCAAATATTCAAATGGAAAATTTTACTAATAACACAAGTAATTTTGCATGGGTAAAAAAAATTGGATTAGCCTTAATTAATTATGTTGAAATTGAAATAGGAGGATATGTGATTGATCGACATTATGGAGATTGGATTAATATTTGGAATGAAATAACACGTAATCAATCTACTTATACAAGTTATAATAAAATGATTGGTAATATATCTGAATTAATTAATTATTCTCAAACAAAAACATCAACTATATTATATATACCATTATCATTTTGGTTCTGTCTAGACACTGGATTAGCTGTACCATTAATTGCTCTGATTCATAATGATATTAAAATAAATGTTCAATTTAATGATATTGAAAATTGTTATAATGTATCACCGTCTTATTTTATTAGTGTTACAAACAATATATGTATTTATAAACCTGGTGAATATTTTTATCAAAATTATCAAAATAATAAAATAATTGGTGAATTTATTTATTTTGACACAATTAATCAATATCTCTACTATAATCCAATTAAAGGATCATTCGTTATACCACCTCTAAATAATACATCTAATGCCTATAACTTAATTGGTTATGACAGTCAATATATTATGAATATAGTTCCTAGTTCAGTCATTGTTCAAAATAATGATTATTTTAAATTTAATAAACCATCATTAATATCATCATATCTTTTAGTTGATTATATATATTTAGATAATTATGAAAGAACAAAATTTTTAAATAATTCACATCAATATTTAATTCCAACTGTTCAAACAGTTTCTGATCAAATTATTTATTCAATGAATTTTGGTTATAAACTCCCTTTAATTAATCCAGTAAAACTATTAGTTTGGCGTGGTTTATTAGTTTCTAATGATACTAATAATGATCATTTTAATTATACCACAATGCCTTATACTGAAACTGAAGAAAATATAATTATTAAAAATTCATTAATAATTAATTCAATCAATCGAATGGATCTTGATAGTATTGAATATTATACTTATATTCCAAGATATCAATATAGTTTAGGTAATGAATATGGTATTTACATGTATTCATTTGCTTTGAATCCAAAAGATATTCAACCATCTGGATCTATGAATTTCAGTAAAATTGATGATGCTTATCTTCAATTAAAATTAAATAAAATAGTAAATTATCAGAATCCTGTATCATTTAAATGTTATGCTGTTCAATATAATTTA